CCCGCTGCTTGTCTGCGGAGTCCACGCTTTGCGAAAGGGCAGCAATCTGCTCCTGTAGAGTCACCTTTTTCTCCAACAGGACTGCCAGTTCGGTCTTGTCTTCTTCCAGTTTCTTGGAATACGACCCGATCTGATCGTCTGCTTTCTTCTGAATCATGTCAACAACATTACGCTTGTTGGCAATGTTCAGGTTCAAGATTTTGAGTTCGCTCTCTATTTCGCGGACCCGATCCTTTGTTTCAAGAATCTTGCTCTTAAGGATCTCGTTCATCTTGGAGAAAACGTCGATGTCCAGTAGGTTCTCCACCACGGTTCTGCGGTCAGCAGCAGACAGACGCATGAACGGCACGTAGTTCGTGGACCCAAGAATCACCACCTGGCAGAAAGTTTTGTAGTTCATCTTGAGGATTTGTGTCTCCAAGATGATTTGGTAGTCCTTTACCGTTGCAGTTTGGTCCACGGGCTTGCCGTCCCGTTCAATGGTAAACACCTTGGGAGACAGCCCACGGCACACCTTGTACGAGTTGCCGTTCGTAGAGAATTCAATCTCAACCAAACAGTCTTTGCCGTTGATGGAGTTCACCAACTGGGGAAGATTGATGTTTCGGAATGGCTTACCGTACAGTACAAATGTCAGCGCGTCCAACATGGTGGTCTTGCCTGCGCCGTTGTCTCCACACACAAGGGTAGTGGAGTGCTTGTCCAACCGCACTTCTGTGAAGTGGTTGCCTGTACTCAACAAGTTCTTCCAACGAATCTTTGTGAATGTAATCATACTTTGGCGTTTTGGTTCAGAGACTCCACATACAGTTCTCGCACAAGATCCTTTAGAGCCTGTGCGTTGCTTAACGAGTCCATGCTGTCTATTTCCTTGTTGATGGTTGCAAGGGTGTCCTCTGTAAGGTCAACCGTATCAGTTTCGGATTGGTTGTCAATAGCCACCGAGTCAATAATGGTTACCCCTTCAGGGTGCATACCGTACAGAGAGTCCACAAATTTCTCAAACAGATACGGCTTCGTCTTCTTCTCCACCACCACACGAACGTAGTGTCCGCGTACCCGCTCTTCGGGAACCGTGAGCATTTCTGTCTGCTCCAGTGCGGAATCGTCGTAGGTAATCTTCGTAAAGATGTTGTGGGGGTTTACAACAAACTCCAGTTCACCACTTTCGGTGTCTAGAATATGGAAGCCCTTCTTTTCGCCGTAGTCGGACATGGTGATCTGATACGGGCATCCCAAGTAGTGAATGTTGTCCCTGCTGTGGCGAGTGTGGAAGTGTCCGGTGTACACTGCCTTGAATCGCGCAAACGGATCAGACTTCATGCCCCCTTGGAATGTAGAGTTACGCATGACTTGGAATCCGTCCAGTTCCAAGTGCCCACACAGAATCTCTGCGTCACAGGTACGCACAAACTCCATAGACTCTGCTTCGTTCTCCTTGTTGATCCACGGTAACATGGCAATCTTTGTGGATCCGAATTGCAGTACAGCGGGTTTCTCGTACACCGTGAACGCATCGTAGAACAGTTCTCGGGGCGAGTTCACATCACTACGGTTCTTGTAGAAGATGTCGTGGTTACCCAAGATGCAGTGCATCTCTAGTTTGTTGTCCCACAACTCTTGAATGAATCCTGTGCGAACAGCGTTCAGTGTTGCAAAGTTCACGAACTTGCGGCGATCCAAAAAGTCGCCCAAGTGAATAATCGTGGTGATTCCCTCTGCTTGCAGTCGAGGGAAGAACACGCGCTTATAGAAGCGCATGAAGTGTTCAAGAAACACTGGTGAGTCGGATCGCGCTCCAAAGTGCGTATCCGCTAGGATTGCAATTTTCACTTCTTGCCTTTCGCCTTCTTCACTGGTTTAGCCTTTGCCTTTACCTTTACTGGCTTCGGCTTGCTGACAGGCTTCTTTGCCACCTTCTTTGGTGGAGGTGGTGCCTGCTTTTCCTTGTCCTTCTTGTCAAAGTTGTTGATGTCTGTCTCTGTCAAGAAAGTGGCATTGGTGTCAAAGTTTTCTCCCACCTTGAGGTAGTTGTCCCGTATCCAGTTACGCATTTGGGAGTCCACATCACTCATCTCAATCTTCTTCAGTTTAATGTACGCTTGCTTCTTCTCCTTCTGTATACGACGGAGAAACGCGTAGTAGATTATTTGAGTGAAATACGAGAAAGGATTGGTGGACTTCTTTGGGTCAAAGTTGTACGCGTACAACAGGCAATTTTCTATTCCATCCGATATCATCTCTTCACGATACGGATAGTTTATGAAATTGGGTTTGCGGGACAGGTGTTCCGCAATCTTCATAAAGCACTCACCAATGTAGTGAGTTACTGGTGGGTGTTGAGTTCCTGCTGCGTCAGCAGCGTCAACCTGCTTTCTCCATGCACTCATTTCCATGAAGAACTGTGTGTTGTCAATGTAGTGGTCACGTTTCTTTTTTGCCATGCTGTTCCTTTCACACAAGATAACCTATCACTCGGGCTTGTCAAGCCCATCGTCTTTTTTCTTTTCGTCTTCCACATAGTCCTTTATGAATGGCGACCAATCCGCAGGCTTGTTGCCAAACTTTGGATCGCTCTTCTGCTTTTCATCAGGCTCTTTCCACTCGCTCCGTGAAATTTTTTCACGACGGGACGCAGGAGGAGTGGACTTTGGACGACGCTTTTTTTCACTCTCTTCCTCCATCTCTTCAAATATGTCGTCTAGAAACTCTCCTGTAAGAAAGTCTTGAATGCTGTCTTTCAAGTAGTCCATGAAGCCGTTTTTGATCCACGCCTCCATGATGTCTTTAGGAACACCAACAGAAAATGTTATGCTGCTTGGTGGAATGAAAATATTGTTTTGTGGCGGAGGTTTTTCCCCCAACCCATTCTTTTCGTGTTCACGCATAAGACGATTCACTTCTTCTTCCAGTTCGCGCTGTTCTTCTTCTGTAAGTTTGAATGGAGTATTGCTCTTGGGCATCACCTCTACAGGCTTTGGCTCCACATCTTCTAGTGGCAGTTTAGGAAAGTCTCGTCCGGTGTCTTGTAATTCAATCTGTCGTGAGTACAGTGAAGTGATTTCGGGTGACGGGTCAAAGTCCACAAGCACAAAGTCTTGAGGGATCTCTGCGTTAGGAGAGTTTGTGCAGCCCAACCAGTCTGTGAAGTATGTAACCTGTCTACGCGATCCGGTGAATGGATCTGCTTGAACTGCGTTCACTACACGCATGGGACGCTGCAACTTGATCTTGTCCTTCGTCTTGCCTGCGTACCGCGCCACAATCTCTTCGCCGCTACGCAACTTATACACGCGGAGTTCAGACTTCTTTCGTGATCTCATGGCGTTTCTCCTAGTTGAATTTTGACTACTCGGTAGTCAAACCCTTCGGACTTGTATATTTGAAGACGCTCGTTCATGTGGCGCAGAGTGTGGTTCTTCCACGACTTCCACGACAGGTCATCTCCAATATCGTATAGTCGTGCAGTGCCTTTGTCTTCATGGGTTCGCAGTTGGCGACCAATGCTTTGCAGCACACGAATACGAGACTTGGATGGGGACGCAAAGATGATGTTGTTCAGCCTCCTTATGGAAATCCCTGTACTAAACGTGCCGTACGAAGCAATGATAATGGCATCATTTTCGCTTTCCACGATCTTGCGAATGTCCTCTCGTTCGGAGGCTTCTGTACCCCCGTACACAAAGAAGACCTTTCGCTCGGGTGGAACGCTGGAGGTCACCATTGTATTTAGTACCTTGCCGTGTGCCTCAACGAATTGAAATAGAACAAGTGTGTTGCCCTTAAGCCGCTTACACAGGTCTATTATAAAATCGTTTCTGCGTTGTGACCCTACCAACCACTTTATTTCGTCTTCATATTTGGCTCTCTTGATCTGATCCTTGTCGCTGTCAGGGTACTGCAACAGTAGGCAGTCAATCTTCAGGTCACTCAAAATGCTCTGCTCCATGAGTGCCTTTGTCTTTGTCACCTCGTACGCTTTTCCAAACAGTCCCTCTAACACCAAACGGTGGGTTTGTGTGCCGTCCAAAGTTCCAGTTGTGCCTACACGAAACGGGCAAGTCTTTAGTTTGCTCATCACCGCAGTAAGCGATTTAGACTTGAACAGGTGGGCTTCGTCTCCCACCACAGCACTGTACTGTTGGAAATACTTTTCGTCCTGCTTGTAAATGGACTGCCATGTGGAGATTACCACACGCTTCGATGTCCCCTTGTCTTCTCCGGCAAGAATCTTGTGGCAGTTTCTTTGTGCGTCCCACCCGTTCGCACTGGAATAGTCTTCAAAATCAGAGAACATCTGCTCCACAAGCGACACCGTGGGCACCACAATGAGCACCTTCTTGTCCTTGGGAATCTTGCTCAAGTAGTACCGAACAAGCGAGTAGATGATAAGACTCTTACCACTGCCTGTTGGTGACAGCAGCAAGCACCGCTCACGCTCCATTGCGTGGATCACTGCATTGATTTGATGGTCGTGAGCCGCTGTCTTTTTGCCGTTCACATGAACATTAAGGTGGTTTTGGATGAAACCACGAACAGTTTCGTGATCGGTCTTGAATCCGTTTACGGCAGGCAGGGTAATGCTGTAGTTGCGTTCCTGTGCAAACTTTTGAATATACTCTGTAAGTCCACCGTATATTTGTTGTGTGTGAACATTATAAAGGC